GAACGTGAGATATCGACACCAACAGCTTGATTACTGATGTATTCTTGCAGTGCTTTTTCAATTTCTACTTGATCTAAGGTAAGGGTAAGCATGCTTCTTCCTTTTTCTTCGGTGATATAGGCCGGCAGATAAAACATTTCTGCTGCCTTCTTGTATCGATCAGTTCTTGCTGTGACCGATGTTCTTCTGTACCGCATGTGCAGAGACAGCGATACCAGTGCTGCGCTTTAGCCATATACTGGGCTGTGCGCTTATTGACTCTGGAGTGACCTTCGTAACGTATGATCTCGAAGTGACCTATTTTGTCACCGTTTTCGTACTTCGGTGTGCCAATTTCAGTGAATCTGCGTCTAAAGGGACGACGTTTTCTGCGTATCGGATTGTAAGCCATTTTCGTAAGTCCTCCTTAAATGGTGAGCAATCATAAGTGCATCTGATCGTCCATCTTTTAGACCACCTCTGGGTCCATATAGCTCAACCTCTGGGTACAGCTCGAGAGCCCGTTCGGCTATCGCTTGTTTCAGTCCCTTGGGGCCACCAGCTTCTTTGGTCGTAGGCAAGTTATGATCTGTTTGCCATTCTTTTGGTTGAACTAAGATGTACTCTATATTAGCGCATTCAAGTACTGCCTTGATCATTCCAAAATTACGACCAAAACCAAAGTTGCTCTTAGCTGACATTCCACCCATTGAGTGCACGTCTTCAAGAGCTGTGTAATCAATAAATGGCAAGCTTCGTAAAGCTATTATGACAGTAGCACTATATACAGCAGGTGGAATTGCTCCGAACCAGCATGAATCTACACCGCCTGAGGTATCCAAGAGGCACAGGCTTCCCTGTGCCCCTGGATCGATCCCAAGGTAGCGCATCTTAGGCAAATATATCCTGAGTTGCGGTAGCTGCTGCTGCAGAGGTAGTTCCTGTATCGGCAGTAGCACCAGCTACAGGCTTGAAGGTATCTTTGACATAGTCAGAAGGATTGGCATCTTTCCACGTTTCAACGAATACAGCTTCATCAGCTTCAGCAAGCTTCTCAGCTACCGTATAACCGTCAGCATGGAAGACTTTATGGATCTCGTTAAACTCACGAGCTTCATTAGTGTCGACATACTTGTCGCCATCCTTCACTTTCTTGTTCTCACGATGCTTCTGCATACCAATCAAGAGAGTCTTGTTCAGCATTTCAGTAATTACGGGAACTTCCCGCGGCACTTCAGCGCTAGCCTGGAAGTCCCAGAGCTTAACAATCTTCTTCTCGGTAGCAACAACACCAAGTTTCACATCAGCAGTGATCTGAGTGATCAGATCTACCAGTGAATAACCGGGCAGAGGGAATTTCTTCCCAGCTTGGTTTACGTAATAAGGCTTATTGCCTTTCTTATCACCCGAAGTGATATAGATTGTGTGACGAAACACCTGGTTACCACCATCAGCCTTCTTCAGGTGAAGATTGATATTCATGGCGCCACCAGCTGACTTGTCAAGATAAGCCATATTGACGACCATTGGGTACAAACCTGTATCCAGGATAAAGCTTCCGCCGCCAAGTGTATCTTCGTCAGTTGATTCTACGTCTGTATCGAGTTGTAATGCTGCAATATTCATAGTTGGTCCTTTGTGTGTAAAGAAAAATCATCCAGCCCACGGAGTGGGCTTACTTGTAGTACGAATGGAGCCGATCTAACAGTATCTGGGCATCATTGTCGATAAAGGTCTCTTGCTGAGTCCACATACCTATAGAACTGCGGATACGCTCATTTACTGTTTCTTTAGTGAGTTGAGTCTGATAGACATATTTCACGCCTATAGCCTTCTCCTCGGGGGTAATATTCAGATATTCGTTCTGGAACTTTTCTAACTTCTTGACTGCCATCTTCTTAGCTGAGACGACGGTACCGAAATAAGCTTCTATACCTTCGTTCATCGTACTGCCCTTGACTTTAACCAAGGTATCCATGACTCCTTCTGTTTCATTCAGGAGATCCATGGTATGTGCCGTCATGATGACGTTCTTGTTGCAATTTGCTACTTTCTCTTGCATCAATTTCTTCCAGAACTGGGCATATTCGCCCCAGGCTGCCATCTTGTTAGTGGCTGTAAGCACATGCACACTCTCAAACATAGCCATCAGGAATGTCATGCTGTCTATGATGATCGTGTGAATCTTGGGAGCATTTTCAGCATTGTCGAAGGCACCATGAACTTGGAACGGGTCCGTTACGACAAATTTGCGGAACTTGTCAGGGAATGGCAAATCTTTATTAGATTCGCAATTTAGGAAGATTACTCCATCAGGATCTGGAAGGTTTCTAAAACTTGCAGATTTTCCTGCTGCAGACTTTCCTGATATAAGTACAATTTTGTTAGACATTAGGTACCTCTTTGTGAAATGCGTTTACTCACGGTCGTGAGGATAGTGCTATGTATTTCAGCATCATCCAGTGGATCATTGAGCTTGGAGTTCATGTCCATGACTTTGCTTCTGATGGTCTCGAAGTCGTGACCGAGAGCTACCAGGGTGAAAGCATGCCTAGCCAGACTCTGGTTCCGATTACCGGTACCACACTGGTTAAGAGACCATCTCTCGAGTGCGTCGAGATTGGTCTGACCTGCAAGAAGAGTCTTGCGATCGTCAGCTTTCTTGGTCTTGGGAATAAACTGTAAAGTGTCCAGAAGTTGGCCACTATTATACCAGTGTTTCCCGTTCCAAGACAACCACTTACGACATCTATCGATAGTCGCAGTGTCGACATCAAACGGGAGCCATTCGAAGATATTCTTCATGAATTCCCGGTAGTCCATTGGGCTCAAGTCAATGTGATGCGACAAAGGCATAACTATTCTATACCGGTGAGCAGCATCAGTGTGTGACTTGGTGGTATGCATGAACCAAGTGAAGTCCTTGAGCAACAGTTTTGCTGTCTCTGTGTCTACACTGTTCTCTACATCAAGCACTATCATGTTGGCGCCAGGGATGACGTGCTTCTCATCTCTATATCCTTCTCGAAGGAAGTGTGAGCACCAGTGATAGCCTTTCGTGGCTACCAGGTTTGCGAGTTGGTCAAAAGGCACTGCTTGATTTCGGTAGCCTTCAGTGATCTTCGTACTATAGGAAACTATGACCTTATCCAGGTCAGTCTCTGCTACCTTTTTTCCGCTGAGGAATTGAATGCCATCAGTGATCTCGCTAGTGATGTACATACCGTTCTTATAGCCATAAGCGGTAGCATTAGTAAGCATTTCACGCTTAACCATCTCTGTGCCCTTGTAAAACGGGAGATCTTCGATGAGATCTGACTGAGTTAACTCAGCATCTACTGTACAGATGTAATTGCACAGTTTGACGTGTGCTCTCTCACGTTTAAGGATCCCGTGCAGGGCTACACCTGACTCTTCCGCCATGGCTATGGCGTTGTGCAGGTGGTCCATCTTGATATAGATGTCCTTATCGATGTATGCGTACACGGCAGCGAGCTTAGCCACCTTAAAGTAGCGATGCACAATTTCTGCCTTCTCTACTTCATGGAATTCAGAGAGTAATGCAGCTTTTTTGGTACAATAAATTTGGTAATCATACAGTGCTAGCAGTACATCTTTCTTCATCTGTAATGTCTGGTTAAAGGTACCGGCATTAGCCAGTTGGCCAAATCTATCCTTTAGTGTTACCAGATATTTCGAGGTTTGTGGGTCGTGATATAGATTGTATAAATTTTGCGCTGTATAATTTTGAGTATTCTTTCTGAAGCGAGAGAAACCAAAGAAACACCGACGAGCATACCCAGTTTCAAGCATTTCATAGAATTCTTCCTCCAACTTTGAGCCGTTTAGCAATTTGGTAGGAGTACCAAATAGCAACATATTAGTGGGTGTTGAGCCGAATAGATCTTCGGATCTCATATTGTCTCTGGTATTTTTCACCAACTTCTGTTTAATCCGACCAGTGTCGAATAATTCCAGATATTGGTTCAGTACTTCCTGGTTACCAGTCATGTTGGAGCCGATTTCATCGATCTCCAAATTCATTGATCCTGCCCCGGCCATCAGGAGCTTGTTCCGCATCTGTTTGATGGCTGCACCAGTGCCTGAGTCAAAGCTAAAGAGCAGAGGCCCGTGTTCTTCGAACTCGGCCTCTGCTCGGTTTACTTCTTCGTCTGGATCTGTTCCATCACGT